TCAACCTTGGGCGTCTTCTTCCAGCAGCCGCGCAGCCGGGCTGGCGTCCGAGGCTCGGAAATACCCGAGCAGGCTGGCCACGCTGCGGTGGCCGGTCATGGCCATGGTGTCGGCCATCGGAACCTTCTGGGTCGCGGCCTCGGTCACGAAGCCGGAGCGCAGCGAGTGCGCCGAGAACCCATCGGGTAGCCCGGCCGCCTGCGCACGCTCCTGAACGATGCCGCGCACTGCGGCGGCCGACAGCGCCTCACCGAGCCTGCCGCCTTTGCGCACACGCCTGAAGATCGCACCCTCGGCAATCCCCGAGACCGCCAGCCATGCCTGCAAGGCCTCGCCCGCCATCCCCTGGATCGGCTTGTGGTTCTCCGGCCGGTCCGCACCGGCCTGGTTGGTCTTGGAGTGGGCAAGGGTGTAGACGAACGCGGCCGGCCCGCTTTGCCGCAGGTGCTTCATGTCTGCCGAAGACACCTCCGAACGCCGGCGTCCGCCGCTGGCGAAGGCAAACAGGAGGAGGGCGCGATCGCGCAGCCCTTTCAGGCTGGAGGCATCGCAGGTCGCCAGGATCGCCATCAAGGGGTCCCTGGTCAGGGCGTTCTTCTTCTGCGGCAAGTCTCCCCGCTTGGCGTAGGCCCGGCGGGTCTTCGACAGCAACTCGCGCACCTTGGCGTCCTGGCAGGGATTTTCCATGCCCCGCACCTGGTGGGCCTTGGACAGCACCGAAACGCGGTGCAGCAGGGTGCTCAGCGCCATGGGCCCCGGCTTGCCCTTGAAACCCGCTTCGACCAGCGTCGCATCGATGGCCGCCGGCAACTCGTGGGCCAGGCCCTGGGCGGTCGTGCGCTGCGCATGGTCGACGACGAACTGCAGAACGGCACTTGGCGGCAACGGCAGCGCGATCGGCTGGCCGTAGCGCACATTGAACCAGGCAGCCCAGTAGCGCAGGGCCGACCGGTAGCTGGCCAGGGTGTTGGCGGACTCGCCCTCGCGCAGCAGCTGATCGACGGCGAGTGCCGTCACATCCGAGAGCACGCCAGGCTGCAGCGCGGCATGCGTTTTCAGGGCTGGCAAGCGCATTCATACTCCTTCAGGCCATTTTTTGCATTTATCGAACATATGATGTATTGTTTACTATGAATTAAACAATTTACTCACGATAATCTTCAATTATCGATGGTAATTTTAGGAATGGAGTGGCGCAATGCAAGCGAAAAGTGCGAGAGGGCCGCGCGGCGTTCAGATGGAAGAGGTGTGGGCCGCGGCAGACGCCGTTCTCGCGCTCGGGGAAAGGCCGACCATCGAGCGGGTGCGCCTGCAGCTGGGTCGCGGCTCGCCGAATACGGTGGGCCCCATGCTCGATGGGTGGTATGGCTCGCTGGCCAGGCGGCTGCAGGCGCCGGCAGACCCGGTGGAAGGAGCAACCGATGCCGGGATTCCCTTGCCGGGGCCTGTGATGAGGGCAGCGAAAACCCTGTGGGGCAGGGCGCTCCAGCATGCGGATGAGCAGGCGGCCGCCCAGTTGGCAGACGCCCGCGCTGAGCTGGATGCCCAGGTCGAAACACTACGCCAGGAGCAGGATGGGCTGGCGCGGGAAAAGCAGCGCCTGGACGATCGCAGCGCGGCCTATGCGGTGGCCATGCAGGCCCGCGATGCCCAGGTCGCCGACCTGGTGCGCCAGACCCAGGAACTGCAGCAGCAACTGCAGGCCTGCCAGCAGCAATGGGACAGCGCACGCACCGAGGGCGTGCAGCTGCGCCAGGCAGCGGATGCAGAGCGGCGACGCCTGGAGGCCAGGGAGATGGAACACCACGCCGAGCGCTCCCGGCTCGAAGAGCGCTCACAGACCCAGGAACGCAGGCTCCATGCCGAGGTCGACCGCGCCCGCCAGGAATCCAGGCGGCTGGCGCTGCAACTGGAGGGCGACGGCAAGAAGGCAGCCAAGGCCCTGGCCGATGCGATGGACAGGACCCGGGAGCGCGACGCCCAGGTGGGCGCGCTGCAGATCGACAAGGCAGGCCTGTCCCAGGAACTGCAATCCGCCCGCGACGAGGTGCAAGGCCTGCAGGCGAAGCTCGACGCGCGCAGCGGCGACATGCTGGCCGTGCTCAACGAACTGCGCGACCGGCTCCCCACAACGCCGCCAGCGCCCGCTCCGGGGGCTGCACCGAAAACGAGGGTGCGCAGGAACAGGGCCTAGACTATTTGACGTCCCTGAACCGGTCGGAGCACGCCCGTTTGTAGACACGGTCGAAGATCGATTGCTGCCAGGAGCCCGCGGCAGTGTCCATCGGGTCCCGCATCGATTCTCCAAGGTCATCCACCATGAAGCGCCGGAACCCGAGGTACGTACCCGAGCGGTCTTTCGCATTGATCTCGCCACAGAGCGTGACCTTGGAGTCGCCATGCTCCGACAGGAAAAGTTGGCGGAACTTGGTGCCCTTGGGATGGGGCAAGGTGTCGAGGATGGCCACCTTGGACTCGGCCACGCTGAAGGATTCCCTGGCGGACTGGGCAGCCACGGTGGTCGAGACAAGGACGGCCGCCACCAGGAGCGCCCGTTGGAGGTGGGAGATCAGCATGGCCGCGATCATAGGGCGACGGGATCGGACCTGTCTGGAGCTCGAATTCCCGGGAAGCGAAAAGAAGAGCAAGGGGCGGGAGCAAAGAGGGATCGGCCAGACGGGCCTGGCATGCCTGGTCAGAAATCACTCAAATCGCGCTTCTTTTATTTAACATAATATACATCGTATCTACTCGACCCTGTGCCAGGTGGGGCGGGTCTTGCGCCTGGCCTTGGCCCTCGATCACCCAACATTGGCACGGGTCGTTTGACCGGCTGACATGGGGTTTGTCACCCCATACCCCGACCCCACCACTACGCCACAAGGGCTCCGTTCTCGGGGCCCTTTTTGTTTCTCAGAGACCGAGGTAGCGCAGCAGCTTGCGGACGACGGCCCGCACGATGGTGTTGATTATGAGTTTGACCATGATGACTCCAGACGGCACAACTCGCCCAAGGAACCCCCCGCAAGCGGGGCCCCCCTTGTGCGCGATGTGCCTATTGCAGATTGCCCCGGCCGCCAGCGAAGGCAGGATTTTTCACCCTGAGAGCGGCGGTCAGATCGGCCTGAGTGATCTGGCCATCCTGCGGCCGCTGGAACTCGGGCATGGGGACGGTTTGCGCTGGCGAGGCTGCGTGGGTGCCAGGTTGGCCAGGTCGATCCTTGCCGGACTGCACGACGATGGGTTTATCTGCCGACCATTGGGCCATGGCCGGGGCATCGCATGTGATGGCCTTTGGCTTGCCTTCCCAGCGAAGCACCCCGGCACAGTCGGTCAGCGGTTGCCACTGGTAGCCCATCTGCACCAAGTCGCGGCTGTCCATGGTGCTGACGCGCTGGGCGGCGTTGCTCACAGCGAACGTGTACACGTCCACGCCGCGCATGGTTATGCGACCAGTGAGGTGGAGCGTCTTGCCTGCGAATGGCTCCGGGGTTGCATTGGGGTCGGGCTCTGAGGCCGTTTTGGCCGGTGCTGGTGCCGTGGCATGGCTTGCAGCGTTTGCAGGCCCTGCCGGGGCCGCTGGGGCGCGTGCTGCGGCCGATGCCTGGGCGACGGCTGGCGCTGGGGTCTTCTTGGCCTTGTCGGCTGGCCAGAGGTACCACGCTGCAGCTATTGCTGTCAGGCCCCACCACGCCCAGGTGAAGCGGCGGAATTTGACGATGAAGGGTGCAACGTCCGAAGCCGACGACTCGCCGACGCTGTTGCCCTGGGTGTGGCTCTTGTACAGCCCGAAAAACTGAGGCTTGTAGGGCCGTTCCTCGGTGCTGATGACGGCACCGCGATAGCCAGCGTGGACCTTGCGAATGTAGGCATCCTTGCGGCCGAAAACGTCCGCCTTGCGGACCTTTGTCAAGAAGCCGATCAGCCGGGCGATGGGCTGATTCATGTCCCGAAAACTTTGGGTCATGAGCAGCACATCGGCGTTGAAATGCCGGTGAAGCTTGAACCACTCGACTACCTGTTTATCGGTGCCCTGCTGGGGGATAGGAACATGGCACTCGTCGATCACGAACAACGGGCCCTGCCCTGTCTCCGGGTGCTTCCAGTCGCTGAGGTAATCCCACACGTGGCCGAAGACCGAAACGCCCTCCCCTGGCTGTTCCTTGCGTCCGTCCTCGAACAGCTTGTAGGCCTGGCCGTTGCCTTTATCGTCGACGGCTGCAGCATTCCAAACGCCGATGATCGGCCGCGGCTTCACTAGGACTTCGACGAGCTCAGCATATGCAGGATCGATAGCGGCAAACATGGCCACCTGCAGGGGCAAGTTCGTGATGACCTTGCGACCCTTTTTGAGCGCATCGAGCACGTGATACACAACCGCTTCATAGCTCTTTCCAGAGCCCGGAATTCCCTCAAGACCGTTGATCATGATCCGAGCCTTGTGAAGGGGATCAACTGCAGGATCAGGCGGATCCCGATTGCAGTGATGATGATCGCAGAAGCCTCTGCTACGCCGATGAGGGCCAGGACGTTCAGCAGCTCAGCGGGCAGCGTGTGCCATGTGCCGGTGTAGTTCGAAAGGCCGCTCAGATCGAGCGCTGACACCGCTGTGACGACTATGTCCATGATCTGTTCGAATGGCCAGCAGACGGCATCGCGGAGCAAGTCCCAAAGCGCGGTGAAGACGGCCTTTCCAAGCTCGCCGAACCACTGCGCCAGGGCGACGAATTTAGCCAGGATGGCGCTGATGAAATCGCCCAGCATGTCAGCCTCCAAAGATCAGTTGGCGGGCGAGCATGAGCGCGGAAATGATCATGATCGCCTTGGCTACGTCCCACAGCCAGCAGGGGGGTGCGACCTCATGCGTGCCGAGGTCGGCCCAGCTCGGACCGAATGCGAGGTTGATGGTCCACGCGGGGCATGTGCCGCCTGTAATGCCGGTCGGCATCATCTGGTTGAGCACGGTCACCAAGCTGGTTTGCGTGAGCGCGGCTGTCTTCGTTTGCCAGATGCCTACCATGCCCTGCGGGTACTTGCGTTCGTAGAGCTGCGGAATGGGCGGCATGCTGGGATCGGTGATGGTGCCAACGGGCTGGCACATGGCAGCATTGGGGTTCTGTGCGCAAACGTCAGGCGTGGACGGTGTGGCAGTGCCAGGGATGGGGGTGCTTGGGTTAGTTGGCGTGGCCGGGTTACCGGTGGTGATGTTGTTCACCACCACGTTGACGCCGTAGGGGTTGGCGGCAGTGTTTGCAGGGGTGACGGTCCAGACGGGTTGGGTGTATTGCTGGGGAACGGTGCCGGGCACAGCGACCGACTGGCCGTTGACAGTGGTCGGACGACCTTGGAGCACTGGAGCGGGGTTTGTAGCCCCTACTTCGACGTCAGCGACGCCGGTTTGATCAGGCGGGTTGATGACTGGGACGGGGTCAACTGGGATGGGCTTGCCGAGCTGTTCCAGGATCTTGGGATTGACCGGAATGGTGGCGAGTTGCTGGGCCAACTGTTCCCACTGCTCAGCGGTGGGGGTGGTGGGCGGGGCGGTGTCATATTGAGGCTGACTGCCAGCAGGCAAGCAGAATTGACCGACTACGGTGCCGTACTGGTTATGCACCCAGATGACGCCATTGCTGGGACCATTAGGCGCAGCGAAGCACTCGTGAAATTTGTAATAGGAGGTGTAGCACCCATTTGCGCAACTTGGGTTTGCACTGCCAGAGCCACCAGGGCCTGCGAGGGCCTGCGAGAGCGGCACATGACCTGTGCCGTTACTAACGATGGTGGACCCTGAAAGACCGCCTTGCGCTCCACGTTGAAGCTTGCCATCAGGCCCCACTTCATAGCCGGTTGCAAGGCCAGCAGCATGGGCATCGGCGAGCCAATCGGCAGCAGCACCAGCAGCCACGCCGAGGGCAAGACCACCAATGACGAGAGGAGCAACGGCAGCAGTTGCAGCAGCGGCGACGACGGCACCAGCGGCGATGCGCGAAGCGACGGCCACCGTTACATTGCCGCCAAACTCAGCGATGTACAGGGCCGCTTGACCCATGACGTAGCCGCCACGGACCACGCCAGAAGCAACGCTTGCGCCGTTGGCAGTTGTGATGGCCTGACCTGCAGCAGGCGTAAGAACGGCTGCAGCGGCGTGAACATAGTTGGCAGTGAGCAGGCCCATGCCGAGGACGAAAAGCGCATTGCGCGCGATGGGTGGAACTCGCATTAAAGCCCCCTGAGTCCTTGCAGAAAACAGACGGCGCTCAAGCCGCCAAGAAGGGCAACGATTGCCCACATCAGAGCGAGTTGAGCGCCGATGGCCATGGCTGCGCCTTAGATCTTGCGGATCACGCGCTTGCCGAGGTCGGGGCCCTTGAAAGCCAGGGCGATGCCGACGATGGCCAGGGCCAGGACCAGCACAGCGGCAGCAATGCCGGTGATGTCCACGCTGTTCATGACGTCCAGCAGGGGGTTGTCGCCGGGGGCAGCGTGTGCCGATGCGGCCACGAGGCCGGAAGCGGCCACCAGGGCCAGGGTGCGGGTCTTGTTGAAAGCGGTCTTGAACATGAAAGGCTCCTTTGAGGTTGATGGTTTTGGTATCGGGAATCGACACCGCGAAGCCCTTGCAGGCTTGACGCTGACGACTCAGATTTTTTTGATCAGGTCCTTTGCAATTCCTGCCCCCCAGCCTGCGAAGAACGAGCCGAGGACGAGGGCACCACCCATGCTTGCGACGATCAAGATGGTCTCTGGCGTGATGCCGAGGGCGGGCAGATCGAGGACGAATTCAGGGGGCGTGTTGACCTCCTCAACGGTCATGAGCAGATGCGTGCCAGCGGGGCAGGCGTACTGATCGCCGGTCTTGGTGGCAGTGCCAGCGACCCAGGCAACATCAGTGCGGCCAGTCGGTGACGTAGCCGCGCGACCGTTCGAGACAACAGCTTCGACAGCGAGGCAGAGGGCCATTACTCAGCCCTCCCAATCGTCAGCGGGAGAGCGCTCGCCGCACTCAGGGCATGCGATGTGGTCACCGTCGCTTTCCAGCTCATCGCCAGGAGCAGCAGCACCACACACAGGGCATTCAAGTTCGGTGTCATCGGGCATGGTCAAGAAGTGGCGATGGGTTGATCGGAGAGCCAGCAAAACGGCCCGGAGGGGTCCACCTGTCGGGGGGTCGTGCGGACTCGGATAAAAGAGTTGAAACCGCCGCCCGTGGGAGCGAATTCGGAGGCCAGGAACTCGCCTGTGTCAGCATCGACATAGCCGCCTCCCTGCGCAGGTCGGAAGCGGTTGTAGATCGAAGCATTGCCGCGCACATACGCAGGCCAAAGCAGCCAGCGACGAAGACAGCGGCCGTGAAAATCAACGCCGCCTGAACCGTGGATTCGTGCGCCATGGGGGAAGCTCCCGACATTTTTGGATTCGATCTTTGAGGCGTACTTCATGAGGTAGGCCACAGGCTGGTGCGACTTGAGCCGGTTGCTCATGCCGTGGGGCCACATAGGCGGCTGCATGCCCTGTTTCGGGTGCCGCCATGCGGTGTCGGGCTTGGGTGGCGTGAGGCCCGCAGCAAGCCACACGATCACGTGGTAATGGATGACCCCCCTGCCCTGCAGCTCAGCGACCCAGGCATATCGCACGGTCTTGCTGCCGGTGCGGGCGTAGTGCCACTTGCGGAGGGCATCGAGGTAGCGGCTGATGTGCTCGGGGGCCCAGTTGCGGTTGTCGCCCTTGTAGGTCAGGGTCTGCATCCAGACTTGCTGGTTCTTGTCGCCCTGGCTGTGCAGGTTGCGGGACGACGCCCACAGGGCTTTGCGCAACCGCTTGATGCGGGACGCATCGCGGTCGATCTGCACGCAGTTTTCAGAGAAGGCAACAACTGCAGGGAGGTCCCTGCAAGTTGTTGAAATAGAGACAAGCCCGGCCGCGCTGCGCGCAGCCTGAACAGCCGCCTGCTCTTCGAAGCGTGCGCACGATTGGGCATGCGCAGCCCATGCAGCGCGCTCCATGCGGGGCGTGCTGTCGAAGTGCAGGAGGTTGGAGACTGGGCAGGCCATCAGCGGCACCTTTCGGCCAGCTCGACAAGCCAGCTCGCAAACTGCTCGGGCGTGCGCTCGCGTTCCGCGCGGCCCATGCGTTCGACGGTGGTGACGGTCGGCGCATCAGCCACGTACGGGATTTCCGGCACGGGGCCGACGATGTAGAGGCTGGTGCGCTTGGGGGCGCGATGACCGAACCAGCTCTGCATTACCGGCACGAGGACCCCGCCGTATTGGTCCCGAAGGCCGAAGCCAAGGCAACCCGAATGGGCCCACAGCCTGGAGTTGTAGGGGTGCTCCACGACACCGCCGAACTCGCGAACCTTCTGCATTGCCCAAATGGCCAGCTCTTTTTCGCCAGGTCGTGGCTTTGCCATGTGGCTGAGCTGGCTCCATGAGCGGCATGGGGGGTGGAAGATGCCTGGGCACCCGCCCTGCCAGGTCAACGCGTCACGGTCGAAGTCGTAGCAGTCGACGCCCAATGCCGCGTAGTGGTTGCGCTTGCGAACGAACAGAGCGGCAACCATCAGCAACCCCGCCCGATGACATGAGCAGCTTCATGCCGCAAGCTGGCTTGGCTCTGCATAAGCTGCTGTTCGTACCAAGTGGAATTGCGCGGCTCGGACTCCAGAGCTTCGACCCAATGCCGAAGAACGACCACGCGGCGGGCGTTGTCGCTCATGCGTGGTTCGTAGGTGGGGGTGTAGCGAGCGGGGGTGCCCCAGTCGTTGAGCATGCCCGCGCCGCTTTGGCCACTGATGGCGGTGATCACATGCCCTCCCCTGCCACCGGCATGCCTTTGGACAGATAGGAAATGTCCAGGCCATCAGCATCGGGGGAGTACGTGAGGGTGACGGTGATCGCGTCAACCTGGGGGGACTCTCCCTGCGCTTCGTAGAGCAGGGAGAGCAGAGCCGAATGAGCCGCGACAAGGCGCGCGGCGTGCATGGCCTGCTGCATGGCGATCAGGCAGCGGGGCGAGCGGAGGCGGCGGGGGCAACCTTGACGGGGTTCAGCTTTGCGCTGATAGCCAGGTTGCCAGTGCGGTCCACGTAGATGGACTCAGGGGCCAGCGTGTACTCGCCAGCAGGATAGAAAAGTGCAGCGCCCTGCTCGTTCTTTTCAAGGATGATTTCGACCTTTTCCGGGTATGGGTTGGGCTTGCCGGTGCGGTCGTGGGTGTGGAAGTAGACGGTCTGAAAATTCAGGCTGTATGCTTTGCCGCTTGCTTTTGCTGTGCCGCTTTGGTTGCGCACGTCGGTCGATGTCACCGATACTTTGATCAT